GGAAATATTCGTATGGACACCACTATGGCAAATGATAATGTCACGAGTGAAATTGTTACTTTTGCCGATGAAGATGCTGGTTGGACGGTAGACGTTGGGACCTCGAGAGATGCCACCATGAATTTAGCTGATAATACTAGCTCAGATTCTTTGGGTAATTTCCTTAATAGGCCAGTTGCAGTTGCTCCTCTTAATTGGGTTGTTGGTGCTCCGTTTATTTATACTTTTAATCCTTGGAGGTTATTTTGTATAGATCCTTTTGTTAAGGACAAGATTGATAATTTTGAACTTTTGCGCTGTAATTTGTGCGTTAAGTTTACTATCAATGGAACGCCTTTTCATTACGGCCGCTTGTTAGCATCTTATAATCCTTTACCTACATTTGATTATGTGACGATAGAACGTAACTTCATTGATCAGGATTTGATAGCGGCAAGTCAGAAGCCTCATATTTTTATGAATCCTACTAAATCTGAGGGAGGCACATTGAAATTGCCCTTTTTCTTTAGGGACAATTATATGTCTCTTACAGATAAGGATTATAATGATATGGGCGAGATTGTGATAAAGTCGTTTGATGTTCTTAAGCATTCAAATGCGGGCACTACTCCTGTTACTGTTAGGGCATATATTTGGGCTGAGGATGTGGTTTTGACTGTTCCTACAACTTTGGTTTCTCAATCTGGGAAGGCTAGGAAATTAGGTAGTGATGAATATGGCCAGGGTATTGTTTCCAAACCAGCTAGTGCTTTGGCTAAAGCTGCCGGTTTGCTTAAAAATACACCAGTCATTGGTCCTTATGTTAGAGCAACACAAATGGTGGCGAACGGAGTAGGTGATTTGGCCAAGCTTTTTGGTTATAGTCGTCCTCCTTTGGTCCAGAATGAAACTATTGTTCAGCCACGTTATGCTGGCAACATGGCGAATGTGGATGCTCCAGAGAACATACTCAAATTGACATTGGATTCTAAGGCTGAAGTCACTATTGACCCTAGGGTTACTGGTCTAACGCCTCAGGATGAGATGAACATAATGAGTTTGTTAACTAAGGAGAGCTATTTGACATCTTTTACTTACAGTACTTCTAATTCCATTGATGATATGTTGTGGCAGTGTAGAGTTAATCCTTCATTGCATGGCATACTTCAAGATGAGATTCATCCAACTCCGATGGCTTACTTTATGAATTATTTTAAGTATTGGCAAGGATCTATTAAATTTAGATTTCAAGTGGTTAAGGCTGATCATCACCAGGGGCGTATCATGGTTCGATATGATCCGAATTCATTTGGGAGTTCCAATGTCAATTACAACATAAATTACAGTCGTGTAGTGGATATATCTGAAGAAGAAGATTTTGAGATTATTGTGGGATGGGGACAGAAGGAACCTTTCTTGACCGTGCCTGCAATGGATTCTGCAAATGATTGGTTTAATAGTGTATTGCCGCGTTTGTCGACTGATAGTACGAGACAGCATAACGGAGTTATAGAAGTTAATGTTGTGAATGAACTTGTTGTACCAAAGGACGTTGGCACTATAACCATTAATGTTTTTGTGTCTATGTGTGATGATGCTAAGTATGCTGTTCCTGTGCAAGAAAGATTGAATTTGTATCATTTGTGGCCCCAACCAGAGGCCAATTTGCTTGAGTCGCAGTCAGGAGCGGAATCTATGGATATTGGTGGCGGACAATCTGATGATAAACCTGGTGGGGCAATGCAGACTTCTAGTTTGACAAAACCTTCCCAAGAAGCTGATCAAACTATGAATGTGTTCTTTGGGGAGATGCCAATAAGTTTGCGTGAATTGTGTAAAAGGTACAGTCTTGTTAGATCTTGGGAGTTTCCTAAAAGCAATTCAGGACTTGATTATTCAGAACTTGTTACTAAAGATTTGCCATATCATACGGGTTATGACCCTCAAGGGCTAGATACGTCTGCTATAGCTGGAAATCAATTGACTTCTGGCTTTACAAGTCCAATTAGCTACTTTTTGCCAGCCTTTGCGGCTTATAGGGGAGCCATGAGACATAAGTATGCCATAATTTGTATAAATAATGGTTTTACTAATTGTAGTATGGTAACCCGTAAGGACTATCAAGGCCAATCCAATGGTGTTGTCACTTTAAACACGTATAGTATTACTGTACCTAGGGCTTTGGCTTTGGCTGGTCCTATGAACAGTAACGCTGGTATAGCATTTCAAAATACTCAGCAGAATAACGTGATTCAGGTCGAATTGCCATTTTACAATTCTGGCAGGTTTGCTCATGCCAGAATTATTTCTGCTCAGGATTTGAATTGTAATTCACATTCTGTTGGCCTTCTTGGAAGATATACCGACGCATCCAGAGATAACATTGTCTCCGATTATGTTGCGGCGGGTGAGGATTTTTCGTTGTATTTTTATACAGGAGCCCCCATTTTATATAAATACCAATTGACGGTAAATTCATAAATTCATAAAATTGCTATAGGTTTTCTTATTCCTATTCCTATTAGCAACTAACAACATTTCGATGTAATATAGGATCAACTGTATAGTGGCAGCTTACCAAGCTATACGGAATCATATGGGTGGCCCATATGTACGGCGCTGAGACGCGTCGTGAGGTAGAGACCGAATTTAAAGTTTGACTGAACTTGGGAGTTTGTTCTTTACCCCAAGACGTAGGTCACAACTTTAGAAGACGGAATGCCTTGCTGTAAATAGGTCATTTTACAAGGGAGTTTTAGGAAACTTTCTCCCTTTGTGAAGTGGCTTTATAATGAGCTGTTATTTTACAGCTAGACC